AAACTTTTTTATAGGCTTCATTTTCTATAGTTGTTGGATCATCAGCAATGTAACGACCTTTTTTAGTTCTAGCTCTAACAACAACTTCTTCTGTAAGAGATGGAGGTGTAATAAACTTAATAAATTTTTTAAACCAACTCATGTTATTTTTTAAACTTTGATTTAATTTGCACCCAAAGTTCAGGTTTAAATTTTCTTATTGAAGCAAGAACTACTGCTGTAATTATTGCTGCTGGTATTAAAATATCCATACTTTTCTCCTAAATAGAGTGATTATTATTATCACCCATTAATAAAACAATAGTACCTGTAAGAACAGATACACTTATAACTAAATTAAAAATTTCATACATCATCATAATATTAAATTTGTTTAAAATAACTTGGTAAGCCAATTATAGGTCTGCCATCAAATTTATTTTCTTTAGCATTTTTACCATTTTTATCATTGTAGTGCAAAAATACTTGTCCACAATCTTTACCTTTAAATGGTTCACGCCAATGCTCTAAGTCACAACCACGATACATAAGCATATCACCTGCTTCTAGTTTAACTTCTATACCCTCTTTACCTTCTTCGCCTGATGGCTCTAAAAAGATTGACCAATCATCTCCGCCTAAGTGCATAGTAGTAGATATCTCACAAGAGTATCTGTCTTTATGTCTTTTAAGCTCGTCACCTTTTTTATAGATTCTAGCGTATGAATAAGTTTCAGAAAGTTTAACTCCTGATTCTTTTTCCATTACAGGCTTAACTTTTTGCAATAAAGTTTCCATAACTATATCGCTATAATGTGAATAAGTTTCTGGTATTTGTTGATCGTTCCAGACCCCAAAGTATTCAGTAAATCCTGATATATATTTTTCATCAAACAAGTGCCTTGCAACTGCTCGTTTATTTAAAAAGTATTGATAACAAAAATCTGCTAACTCTGTTGATATAGCACTTTTAATTACTTGGTATTTATTTTTTTTAAAACTCATCTAAATGGGTATCCTAAATTCCAACATACTAAGGAGTTTCGTATTCCTTTGGTTACTGGTTTGACTCTATGCCAAACAAAAGAAGGGAAAACTATAACGCTACCTTTCTTTCTAATTTCTTCACATATTCTAGGTTGTGAGCCTTCGTCTGTATTTCTAAAATCAAACTCTAAATCTCCACCTTCGTATTCTTCAGGGTCAGTAAGTGATACAGTCATACTAAGTTTTCTTAACTTGCCATGTGTATTGGCATTTTCAGGATTGTCATAAGGTTCTTCGTAGGAGTCACAATGCCAATCGTAAAATTGACCTTTTTTGTATTCGGTAAACTGACAAGATTCTGAGAAATCCCATTCAAAATTCCAATCAGCACTAGCGTTGGCTTGATGTATGTAAGGTTGTATTTCTTTGTATATCCATCGGTCATTCATCCATACAACATCGGACTTGCGTTTCTTTTGAATGTTTTTGAGTTCTAGTTTGGTGAGATTATTTTTGTCGGAGCTACCTGTAAGAGCCATTTCTTTGTCTTGCTCTTTACCATAACGAACTATGTCATCGCATATTCTTTCAGGTATAACCGATTGAAAGTACCAGTAGTACCATTTTAAATTCATAGGTAAATTATATTTTGTTTATGCCCACTCGTCTGCAACAATTTGTCTAAAGACTTGTCTTAAATCCCAACAGCTTGATGCAACAAATGAGCCTGTTGGGTCGCTAACAATAACGACACCTGATCCACCTGCTCCGCCTGTATATGGGCTTGGACCTGGAGAACCGCTACCGCCTCCACCACCACCAAGATTTGCTGTTCCTGAAACCCCTGAAACATCAGGTACACCTGCACCACCGCCTCCTGCACCGCCTGAGCCACCTGCTGCTCCATACGAAGGATAAGATGCACCTCCACCTCCACCTGCGTAAGTTACAGATGAACCTGAGATAGAAGATGCTGTTCCATCACCGCCTGGTCCATTACCTGCTGGTGCGCTGCCCCCTCCTGCTGTTCCTGCTGCTGAAGCTCCGCCACCTCCGCCTGAAGTATAGCCTCCGCCACCTGCTCCACCTGCATTACCTTGAGATGGACTGACTGGAGGGGTATTACCTGCTCCGCCACTTTGATTTTCGCCACCACCTCCGCCTGATCCACCTGCGGCTGCTGTTGTATTTCTACTGGCTGAACCAAAACCGCCACCTGACGAGGTTATACTAGAAAAAACTGAATCTGAGCCTTGTGATCCTGGTGTGTGTGGACTACCACCTGCTCCACCGCCACCAATAGTTATTGGGAAGCCTGTTCCTGCTGATACTGAAAAACTAGTAGCTGTTCTGAAACCACCTGCTCCACCACCGCCTCCCCCATTGGAAGCTGCACCACTACCTGCTCCGCCACCTGCTCCTCCGCCAACTACTAAATAGTCAATAGAAGTTGTTGAAGGAGGTGAAGAATATGTTCCACTTGAAGTAAATGTAGTAACGAGTGTGGCAAAAGCTGTTGTTTGTGTTGCTCCGATTAATCTAGGCATATTAAGTTGTCCAAGTTCCTGCTTTTACATTGTCATAAAGTGCGTTCATGTCCCAAATGCCTGAAGCTACATATCCTGCACTGGGTTCTTTAACAATAACGACACCTGAACCACCAGCATTGGCAGGATTACCACCGCCTTCACCACCACCACCACCGCCTGTGTTAGCTGTTCCTGCTGAACCATTTGCTCCACCACCAGAACTAGCATCTCCACCAGCAGCACCAATATCGCCACCACCGCCTCCTCCGCCACCTCTTCCGACTTCAGAGCCTGTAATTGAAGAAGCTAAACCATCTCCACCATGACCACCTAGTGTAAAGTTACTACCATCTGTTGACCTATTATCGCTACCGACTGCACCAGCTCCACCGCCTCCGCCTCCGCCACCAAGGGCGTTAGCTCCACCGCCTCCACGATTTCCGCCAGTATTGCCTTGTGATGGACTTACAGGGGGTGTATTTCCAGCAGCACCACCTGCATCGTTTGCAGTAGTAGTCCTACCACCAACACCTCCACCCGAACCACCAGCAACAGCAGAGTCACTATTAAAGCCACCTCCACCTCCGCCTCCAGCAGAAGTGATAGAAGAAAAAACTGAATTTGAACCGCTAGTTCCTTCTCCTTGTGGTTGTCCTCCAGCAGCGCCACCACCACCTACAGTAATTGGATAACCTGTTGATGCTGAGACAGAAAAACCAGTAGCAGTTCTATATCCTCCTGCTCCTCCGCCTCCGCCAACTGTAGTACCTCCACCTGCACCACCTGCAATAACTAAGTATTCAACTTCGCTTGTATAAGAAGCAGTAGTTAAAGTTCCACTAGAATTAAATGTGGTTATTACTTCAGGATTTTGAACTGGTGGATTATCGACACCTACTACTCCGCCATTAGAACTAGCCATGGTTAGACCTCATTCCATTGCAGATTAGTAGCATCCCATGTGTATTTAGTTGTAACTATTGGATCACCAGCATCGGTTTCACCTAGCCATTGTAAGTTAGGCTCATCCCAATATACCATGACTGGTAAACCACCTATTTCAGTTACAGTAGGATAGGTAACTGGTGCTTCCCAATCATCATTAGAATCTAATGACCAAGAGGGATAGGGTTGCGGTGTTATAAATTTATCTTTAGAAGAATCATAAGAATATCCAATACCTGCGTATTGTTTTCTAAAGTTATTGTTGTATGAAGTTTGTTTCCAAGCAACACCACCTGTTCCGTATGGAACGATTGTTGCTACAAATGTTTCTGCTTGAGTGGATTCATCGCCACCATTGGCATCTACATCCTCGTTGGATATTACTATTACTTGTAATACTTCGTTACTGGAGTTAAGTTCTGCAAAGTGAGCCATAATTAAATACCTCCTTACGCGTCATCTAATTCTTCGTAACTAATAGTGTAGGTCAGGTCTGAAGCTGCACCTGCACCACCCTCTAAGATGTCTCCCTCTTGAAGGTAAAAACTAGAGTTTTTATCAATCAAAACCAAGGTTGCATCTGCTGGAACAGAGATAGTAGAAGCAAATAAGACTACTGAGCCACCACTTTTGATGATTCCCATTGTTACTGTTGCTGCATTTGTACCATCAATATTCGCAATGATAATAGTGTTAACTTTAAGTAACTTGTTACTTGCACAAGTCAATAAGTCGGTTGTTACTGTAGTACCTAAAGCTCCCTGTATACTTTTTCCGTATATCGAGGTTACTGCTACTAGATTTGGATTTGCCATAATATTCTCCTAAGTTTAACCAAAGACTAAAGCCATAGCAATAGCTTTACCTGTTGTAGCTTTTGTATCAAGCTGGGTTTGAATTGCTGATGTTACTCCATCTGTATAATTTAGTTCTGCTGCTGTTGCAGTAATAGTGGTACTCGCAATAGATAAAGCATCTGTTTCTAATGTACCATCTACATCTACATCACCTGAGATGTCAAGGTTAGTAAAGACTGAAGTTCCTGCTGCGGTAACAATTCCTGTGGTCGTAAGATTTTCATTACCAAAACTAATAGCACCAGAACTATCGGTAACACTGCCTGAACCAACTGTAAGTGTTCCTGCTGCTAAACTGTCAAACCAACCTTTTAACCATCTAACACCTGTAGAACCTAAACTGTCTGTGCTGTCTGTGTCTGAGATGATATCTGAACCACTTGTGATTCCACCTGTTGCTACCTGTGTAGCAGTAGTGGTTAAAACGCCTGTGACCAAGGCAGCATCCGTAACTGTTAAATCGTCTTGTACTTTTAAATCTACAACGCTAAGACTGGCAAAAGCATCTATA